GTTTACAAGGATAAGATATTCTGTACTAATCAGGCTATACCAACCTTTAGCGTGAACAATGGGCAATATGTAGTGAATACGTCAAATAACGACTTTATTTTATATGAGTAATGTACACGTACTAAAATTGGCTTCTTACGAACCGCCAGTAATAGAGGAATCAAAGAAGAACGAATGGGTAACTTATGGTGAGAACAATTCTTACTATACTTTCCTTATGGAGCGTTACAAAAATTCCACAACTAACAACGCTATCATAAACAACATTTCTCGCCTTATCTACGGAAAAGGGTTAAGTGCTACCGATGCTAACAAAAAGCCTAACGAGTACGCTCAGATGAAAGCTATGATCAGCGCAGAAGATTTGCGTAAGGTAGTATTAGACTTTGAGATGTTGGGACAAGCAGCGTTCCAGGTACATTACACAGCAGACAGAAAGAAAGTACAGAAGCTATATCACATTCCTGTGCATTTGTTAGCACCTGAAAAGTGCAATAAAGACGGAGAGATAGAGGCTTACTACTACTCAAATAATTGGGAAGACATAAGAAACTATGCACCCGAAAGAATCCCTGCATTTGGATTTAGTCAAGAAAAAGTAGAGATACTAATCGTTCAGCCTTACTCTGTAGGGATGAAATACTTTAGCTACGTAGACTATCAAGGAGGTATACCTTACGCAGTATTGGAAGAAGAGATTTCTAACTATCTTATCAATGAAGTTCAGCGTGGTTTTAGTGGTCGTATAGTAGTTAACTTTAATAACGGAGTTCCTACACCTGAAGAGCAAGATATTATTAAAAGCAAGGTTCTAAGCCAACTTTCAGGAACAGACGGACATAAAGTAATTGTAGCTTTTAATAACAACTCTGAAAGCAAGACTACGGTTGATGCAATGCCAGTAAACGATGCTCCAGACTTGTACAACCAATTGAGCGAAGAGTGTATGCGTAAGATCATGCTATCACATAACGTTACTTCACCTCTTCTTTTTGGTATTGCTTCAACGAATGGATTTAGTTCTAACGCTGATGAGTTGCAAAACTCATTTATCTTATTTGATAACTTGGTTATTAGACCAAAGCAAGAAGTAATCTTAGACGCTATTGATAAAGCTTTATCTTATAATGGAGTTAGCCTTAACCTATTCTTTAGAACACTTAAACCTCTTGAGTTTAACGACCTTGAAAATGCTCAAACGCAAGAGCAAGTAATTGAGCAAACAGGCACACAATTAAGTGCAGAGCCTACAGACAAGGAATTAGACGTACTATTAAATGACCTTGAAGGAGAAGTATTAGGAGACGAATGGGAGCGTGTTACAGAGCGCGAAGTAAAGGCGGACAATATAAGTACTGAAGAGTGGGTAAATAATGCGTTAAATCCAAAGAAAAGCGTATTATCGAAACTTGCTTCTATCATTAAATCCGAACCTAGCAGAGAATCTAATTTAGACAAGTCTGTTTATAAAGTTCGTTATGAATATTCAGAGCGTTACAGCAAACCTAATTCAAGAGACTTCTGTAAGAAAATGATGGCACGTACTGCAAACGGAGTAGTATATCGTTTAGAAGACATCGACAAGGCAAGTAGAGCAGGAGTTAATAAAGAGTTAGGTCATAAAGGACAACCTTACGATTTGTTTCGGTATAAGGGCGGTGTTAACTGCAGCCATTACTGGAATGAGGTTCTTTATAAACTAAAGACTAAAAAAGATGGTAAAGGATATGTAGAGGATAAATCTTTGAGTTCATCTGAGGAAGTAAACTCTATTCCTAAATCATACACCCCACGACCTACAGGAAATGCACAAAGCAAAGTAGCACCTATAGATATGCCTAATAATGGGCATCACCCTAATTACGGAAAATAATGGCGGAAGCACTTTTAATAACGAGAACAGACGTAGTTAAGTTTACTGCGGTAAATGGTAACGTTGATACAGATAAATTTATTCAGTTTGTAAAAATTGCTCAGGACGTACACGTTCAGTCTATCTTGGGAACTGATCTACTAAACAAAATTAAAGCTGACATCGTAGCGAATACTTTGAGCGGTAACTATCTTTCTTTGCTTACAAACTACGTTAAGCCACTTTTGATACACTGGGCAATGGTTGAATATTTGCCATTTGCTGCTTATACAATAGCTAATAAAGGGGTGTATAAACACGAATCAGAAAACGCTACTACGGTAGATAAAAACGAAGTAGACTTTTTAGTAGAGAAAGAGAGACAAATAGCGCAGCACTATACACAACGCTTTGTGGATTACATGAGTTTTAACAATAACCTATTCCCTGAATACAATTCCAATTCTAACGGAGATATGTACCCGAGAACGGATAATAACTTTTTAGGCTGGGTTTTGTAAATAAATAAACTATGAAGAAGTACAAACCGAAAGACAACAATATAAAGAAGTTAAAGTTATACTTACAGAAAGTAGATAAAGATGGCGAACGAAATAGGATGGGGACAAGGAGTTCTCAACACAATTAGTTGGGGAGCAGATGGAAGTAGCGGTGGTTTAGAGACTACTAACCTACTTGCTGAAAATTCGGACTTCTTCGTTACTGAAATATCCGACTTTCTAATAGACGAAACATTATTTAACAGCGGTGGATTCGGTGCTGTGTATGACGTTTCTTCTTCAGGTGAGACATTATTAGAACGATAAAAAAAATAAAATGGCAGAAAAGAAAATTAGTCAGTTAACAGCGAAAGGCGCAGCATTAGCGACTACGGATTTAATGGTTATATCTGAGGTGTCGGGTGCATCTTACGTTACTAAGAGCGTTACAGGTGCTAATATTAAATCACTTGCTCAAAGTGGGCTACCTGCTGAAATTGTAGTGGCTGCATCAGATGAGACTACAGCGCTTACTACAGGTACTGCAAAGGTTACTTTCCGTATACCTCATGCAATGACCTTGACAGGTGTGCGTGCTTCTCTTTCTACGGCACAGGCTTCAGGTTCTATCTTCACTGTTGATATCAACGAAGGAGGGACTTCTGTACTATCTACAAAGCTGACTATTGACAACACTGAAAAGACAAGTACAACTGCTGCAACTGCTGCGGTTATTTCTGATAGTGCCTTGGCTGATGATGCTGAGATCACAATAGACATCGACCAAATAGGTGATGGTACAGCTAAAGGATTGAAAGTAGTATTGATCGGTACAAGAGCGTAAGACTATGGGGTTTATCATTAATCCATACCAAGTACAGCCAAGTGGGCCATCATATGGCACACTTACCACTGCATGGATAGCTGCTACGGGAGAAACAGATACAACTATTTTAGGAGCATTAAACACACTTGAGAGTGACCTAACTACGTATGGACTGACTGCTAAGATAGATGCTTTGTATCCATTTGTTGGTGGTACAGCAGCTAAGCACAAATATAACTTTATGGATGCGCGTGATTTGGATGCTGCATTTCGTTTAGTATTTAATGGTGGATGGACACACTCAAGTACAGGAGCCTTACCAAATGGAAGCAATGGTTATGCTGACACTAAATTGATCCCATCAAGTAATTTAACTCAAAATGACTCTCATATATCCATATATAACAGAACAAATACAGATGGACTTTATGTAGATATGGGTACAAGTCAAGTTACTGCAAGTGCAGAATCAATACTATTGACAAGATGGAGTAATGGAACATTATTAAATCATAATACTGTTTTTGCCACCAGAATGAATCCAAGCAATACAGATTCAAGAGGCCATTATATTATTTCGAGACGCAGTTCTTCCGATATGGAAGCATATAAAAATGGTTCTTCAATTTCAACATCATCTGCATCATCTGCATCTGCTGGTTATTCAATTTTTTTAGGAGCTTGGTATGATTCTAATCAAGCTATGCCTAATTATTATTCAAATAGAGAAATAGCTTTTTCATCAATAGGAGACGGATTTACAGACACTGAAGCAGCTAATTTCTACACAGCAGTACAAGCATTCCAAACAACTCTAGGCAGACAGGTAGGTGTTCCTATCGTTTCAGATGCAGATGCACAGGCATTCTTAAATGCTGCGGTAATTACGGATACTACTCAAGCAACTGCTGTAAACAACCTTGTGATAGGACTTAAAGCTGACAGCCTTTGGACTAAGATGAAAGCTATCTATCCATTTGTTGGTGGTTCATCAACTACGCACAAATGGAATCTCAAGAATCCTGTAGATTCAGATGCGGCATTTAGACTGGTATTCAGCGGAGGACTTACGCATGATTCAAATGGAATTAAAGGAAACGGAACTAATGGTTACTATGATACTAAATTTAATCCCTCTGTTCAGCTTACTTCATCTACGGGTGGGTCCGCGTTTATTTATTGCAATAACACATCGGCAGATAATGGTTCGGATTTAGCAGCTAATCAATCAGGCACAAATACAAGGTTCCAAGTAATGTCAAGTTATGCAGGTTCTTTCTATGTATCAATGTTAGCTACCAACCTATACACAGCTTCCAATACAACTACAGTAGGATTCTTCGGTGGTACAAGAGAGCCAAGTAATACGACTACATTTTACGCAATAAAAGATGCTAATAATTATTCTTATTCAGATTCTTTTGCTAATCCCAATTCAAATGTAGGAGGTCTTGCAGTTTGTACTGATAGTACAAGTTTTGCCTACTTCACGGCGAGGAGACATTCATTCGCTTGTATGGGAGAAGGTCTTACAACAGCACAGGCTCAACTATTGAGATCACGAGTATTAACATTTAATTTAACATTAGGTAGATGAAGCTAATAGACATCACACAAGCAGAATGGTCTACACACGTAGGGCTATTAACAGAGGTACAGAAAGATGAATTGGTAGGACAGCAATACACAGCGGACAGCTATTTCAATCCTATTCAGGATGCAGATGATAACTGGGTAATATCTGTAGAAGAAATGGAGTACTGCACTAATCCTACTTTTGCATGGGTAAAGGACTTGGATTTAATTCCTTATAATCCTAAACCATCTCCGCCTTTTCCTCCAATTAACTAACTTTAAACGGGCAGCATGACTGCCCTTTTTTATGCGAACTATATTTATAATATTGATTAGTTTCTCGTCAATTTCTCAAACGTTATTGAAATACGATAACATTGAGAGTTATGATTGGTTTGGTGCATGGTGGAATCCATCTCCAGCAGGATACTATACAAACGCTAAAGTAAGCGGTACTACTTCAGCAGCAATATTAGGAGCAGGTAATGGTACTTCAGCAACAGAGCAAAATTGGTATTCATTACCTAATGTGAGTGGATTAAATCCGTTATATGAATATGAGTTTAGATTTAGATTAGGATCATATACATTCAGCAATTCAACAGCTACTACAAAAGGTGTAGACGTAGCAGATATAGTAGATGTTCAAGTAAGTAGAGACAATGAATTAACTTATACATCAGAACTGCGCATTACAGGCTTTAATAACTCCACTTGGAAATATCAGAGTGCTACTATTAATCATGTGGCAGATGGTACGTTTAATAGCGTTACAGACGTTTATCAAAGCGTTAGCGGAAATAATAACGGATTAAGTACGGGATACTCCACAATTAAACTTAAAATAAGTGGAGTTACTCAAATAGCGGTAGATGTTTTAGCACGTGTAAATAGCGCAGGTGAAGAGTGGTGGTTCGATAATTTTGAATTGTGGCAAATTACGCAGCCTTTATACGTTGGTTTAATAGATTTCTATCATTTAGAAGGTATGTTAATATGGCAAACAGCAACGGAGGTAAACACGGACTACTTTATTTTGTATTGCTCCCAAGATGGGAACACGTGGAAAGAGTTAGATAGGATAGATTCAAAAGGTAATTACAATGTAATTACACAATATATTTATCAAACAGACCTAAAAGGATACTTTTTGTTAACTGAAGTATGCAAAAACGGAATAGAAACACATTTAAAAACTATCTATGTAGTGGATAAAAAACAACGAATTTTAATAAATGTAGTTAATATGTTAGGTCAGTCAGTAGATTTACTTAATTCCACTGGCGTACTTTTACTTATTTATAGTGACGGAACAACTGAACGGATATTAAAATGACACCACAGATAGTAACAGATTACACAAAGAAACACGGAACAAATTTCCTACTGATCTGCGCAATTTTTTGGCTTAATAACAGACTATCTAACGTAGAGACTAAACTCTATGATTGTTTAGAGGACAGCGCACAGATGAAAGCGCAACCTATCCACAGACCAAGTTACCATAAACAAGAACCTATTTACGCTGTGTTACCAAAAGAAACAAAATATAATGGAAAATCTAAAAGACAGATGGACAGCTAAAGTTCCTGAGTTCTGGAAAAAAGTTCAGAAAGTAGGAATCATTGCAGGTGTTATCGGTGGCGCTTTGCTTACCGCCCCTATTAGCCTACCTGCTACGCTTATTACAGGCGCAACTTATTTAGTAGTAATCGGTACTACTACGGCTACATTAAGCCAACTTACGAAAGAATAAATAAACAGAAACTTATGAATTTATCTAAACACGTAACTCGTGCAGAGTTCGAACGTAGTGATGCTGCTATTAAACACGGCATCTCTAACTCTATGAGTGAATTTGAAATTGAAAGAGCAAAGCTTTTATGTGAGAATGTATTTGAGCCTATCCGTGCTTATGTAGGTAAACCTATACGTATAAATTCAGGATTTAGAAGTGTAGCAGTCAACAAAAGAATCGGTGGCGCATCCTCATCACAGCATTGCATGGCTGAAGCTATGGACCTGGATTTACACGACAGAGAGTTATTTGAATGGATTTTAGATAACGTTGAATATGATCAAGCAATTTATGAAGGCGGAACCGAAGAAAAAGCGGATTGGTTTCATATATCCTATAGAAAAGGTCGTAACCGTAAACAGGCTTTACGCATGATAAAGAAAGGCGGTAAGTCTACATATGTACCTTACAAAAGAAAGAATGCGTAAGAGACTCTTTTTTGATATTGAGACCTCCTTTAACATTGGTTTCTTTTGGCGCAGTGGATACAACCAAACCATAACACCCGAACAGATACTACATGAACGTGCTATTATTTGTGTGTGTTGGAAATGGGAAGGAAAGGATGAGATTCATAGTTTAACATGGGATAAGAAGCAGTCTG